ATGGGGGACGAGGTGAAGGAGAAAAGCGGGAGGCAGCGCTTTGGCGGGCGGGCGAAGGCTCCGGACCGGCTGTTGGTTCTGGAGAATAATCAGCAGGGCGCACAGGGCACCGGGCCGCAGATGCGGGCGATGCGCAAGGATGGCTTTACGCCGGAATTGCGGCAGAGATTTCTGGAAACGCTGGCGTTGACCTGCAACGTCAGTGAGGCGGCGCGGGTCGTGGGGCGGAATTTGGCTACCGTCTATTATCTCAAACGGCGCGATCCGGGCTTTGCGCGGGCCTGGAAGCAGGCGCTGAGCATCGGGCATGAGGAGTTGAAGGCGCTGATGCTGCGGCAGGCGCTGTTCGGCACGGAGGATGAGGAGATCGTGCTGGACGGCGAGGGCGCGGTCAAAAGCCGGAAGATCAAGCGGGGACATCCGCATATGATCCAGGCCATCCTGTTCAAGGCGCATGAAAAAGAGGTGGCCGAGACACAGCGGCTGGAGAGTGTCGAGCGGCCGGACGGGGAGGATGCCGTGGCGCGGTTGCGGGTGGCGCTGGAGCTGGTGCGGGAGAGGGGCGGGGATCAGGGCGGGCCGGCGCACCGTCCCAGGTCATCCGGTCAGGGGGCGTAGCGGAGGTGGATCAGCGGGTAGGGGCGGCCCTGGCCGTCTTGCTCGGAGCGGCCGGTGCGGGCGAAGCTCAGGGCTTCGTAAAAGGCGATGGCCCGGTCATTCTGTTCGTTGACGTCGGCGGTGAGCGTGGGGTGGAGCGACAGGGCGTGGCCGACCAGGCGGCGGCCTATGCCCTGGCCGTGCCAGGCTGGGTCGATGAACAGCGCCTCCATATGCGTGCCGTCGATCAGAACGAAGCCGATGGCCTGGTCGTCCGTATCGGTGGCGAGCCATGCCGGGGCCAAGGGGAGGAAGGCGGCGACCTCTGCCTCTATGGCGGAGCGGTCGTCCGGCGTCAGGAAATCATGGGTCGCGTCGACGGCCTTGCGCCAGATGTCGAGCAGGCGGGCGCCGTCGGCGGCGCGGGCGGGGCGGATCGAACTCATGGCGGGCATATAGGGGCGCGATGCGGATCGGCCAAATCCGTGGCCCGGAAATCGGACGAATGGAGGCGGGCGGCATGGGGCGGCTATCGGATTTCGAGCGGCTGGCGCATATGCCGGAAGAGGCGCGCGAGCGGGTGCTGGCGGGGCTGAGCGGGGCGGCCGCCGATGCGCTGGCGCATGACTGGCAATGGCTGGCGCGGCCCGAGCAACTGGCGCCGGAGGGCGACTGGCGCATCTGGCTGATGATGGCGGGGCGCGGCTTTGGCAAGACGCGCGCGGGGGCGGAATGGGTGCGATCGGTCGCGGAGAATGATCCTGCGGCGCGGATCGCGCTGGTGGGGGCGACGCTGGGCGAGGCGCGGGCGGTGATGGTGGAGGGCGCTTCGGGCGTTCTGGCCGTCGCGCCCTGGTGGAACCGGCCGGTTTTTTCGCCGGCCTTGCGCAAGCTGGTGTGGGCCAATGGCGCGGTGGCGACCCTGTTCGGGGCGGCGGAGGCGGAGAGTCTGCGCGGGCCGCAGTTCAGCCATGGCTGGGCCGACGAGATCGCCAAATGGGCGGGCGGGGAAGCGGCCTGGGACAATCTGATGATGGGAATGCGGTTGGGCGTTGCGCCGCGCGTGCTGGCGACGACGACGCCCCGGCCTGTCGCTCTGGTGCGCGGGTTGGTGGAGCGGGACGGTTCCGGCGTCGTGGTGACGCGGGGGCGGACGGCGGACAATGTCGCGCATCTGGCCGACGGCTTCGTCGCGGCGATGGAGCGGAGCTATGGCGGCACGCGGCTGGGGCGGCAGGAGCTGGAGGGCGAACTGATCGAAGAGGTCGAGGGCGCGCTGTGGAGCCGCGATCTGCTGGAACGATGCCGGGTGGCGCATGTGCGGGGCGCCTTGGTTCGGGTGGTGGTGGCGGTCGATCCGCCTGCCTCCGCGCATGGGGATGCCTGCGGGATCGTGGTTGCGGGGATCGGGGATGATGGGCGGGCTTATGTGATTGCCGATGCGACCGTGGAGGGCGCGACGCCTGAGGGCTGGGCGCGGGCGGCGAGCGGCGCGGCGCTGGTCCATGGCGCGGACCGGGTGGTGGCGGAGGCCAATAATGGCGGCGCGATGGTCGAGAGCGTGCTGCGGGCGGCGGAGGCCGGGTTGCCGGTGCGGTTGGTGCATGCGAGCCGGGGGAAGGTGGCGCGGGCGGAGCCGGTGGCGGCTTTGTATGAGGCCGGGCGGGTGGTGCATCGCGGCGGCTTTGCGGAACTGGAGGACCAGTTGTGCGGAATGACGCTGGGCGGTGGCTATGTCGGGCCGGGGCGGTCGCCGGATCGGGCGGATGCGCTGGTCTGGGCGCTGACCGAATTGATGCTGGGTCGGCGCGGGGATGCGCGGCTGCGCGCCATGTGAACGGCATATTCGCGAACGGCATATTCGAACGCTTCCGTAACGAGGAAACAAAGCGGGGGCGCCATGCGTTGTCGCGGCGATGAAATGGCAGGAGAATTTTCGATGAGGATCGCGAAACTGGCGGCCGGTCTGGCGGCGCTGACCCTGATGGTCGAGCCTGCGATCGCGGTGACGCTGTCGAGCAAGGACAGGGCGCGGGTGGCGCGGGCGGCTCCGCGTGATCGCGACGATGTGCGCTATTGCCTGCTCAAGCGAAAGAAGGATGCGCGCAAGGGCACGGTGATCGGCGCGGCGGGCGGCGCGGGCGCGGGCGTGATCGCGGGCGGGAGCGTCGGAGAGACGTTGCTGGCTGGGGCCGCGGGCGCCGTCGCGGGCAATCTGATCGGGAGGGGGCAGGCGGGCGGCGATGCCTGCGACCGGGTTTTGAAGCGTAATCCTTAAAAAGGGGCGGGCAACCCCCCTCTCCAAATTTCGCCAGGTGGCTGAACGCTGCCGGGTTTCAATATCCTCCTCCCTTGCGGGGGGAGGATTTTTTGTGGGTGGGTCTATGAAATTTTTCGGGACGAAGGCGGCGCGGGCAAGTGCGCGGCCGGTGCTGGCGCGGGCCTGGGGTTCGGGCGGCGTGGCGCTGGGGGAATGGCCGGCAAGCTATGAGGCGCAGTTGCGCGCCGGGGTCATCGGCAATCCGGTGGCGCAGCGGGCGATGCGGCTGATCGCGGACGGGGCGGGCGGCACGGCCCTGGCGGTCGAGGGCGTCGAGGCGGATGTGGAGGCGCGGGTTCGGGCTTTGGTGACTCGCTGTTCGGGGGGGCAATCGCTGGTGGAGACGCTGGCGAGCCATTTGCTGCTGCACGGCAATGCCTATGTCCAGTTGATCGTCGGCGCGGACGGGTTTCCGGCGGAGCTCTATGCGCTGCGGCCCGAGCGGGTCAGCGTGGAGGCGGATGCGCGGGGTTGGCCGGCGGCCTATCTCTATCGCGTCGGGGACAGCGCGACGCGGCTGTCCCCGGAAGACGGGGCCGGGCGGACCGGCATCGTTCATCTGAAGGCGCTGCATCCGCTGGACGATCATTATGGGCTGGGCTGTATCGGCGCGGCAGCCGGGGCGGTGGCGATCCACAATGCGGCGACGGTGTGGAACAAGGCGCTGCTGGACAATGCGGCGCGGCCTTCGGGGGCGATGGTCTATGATCCGGGAGACGGTTCGGTGATGGCGCCTGAGCAATTCGAACGGGTGAAGCGGGAGATGGAGGTCGCCTTTTCGGGCGCGGCCAATGCCGGGCGGCCGATGCTGCTGGAGGGCGGGCTGGACTGGAAGGCGATGAGCCTGACGCCCGCCGAGATGGATTTCGTGGGGCTGAAGGCGGCGGCGTCGCGGGAAATTGCGCTCGCCTTCGGGGTGCCGCCGATGCTGATGGGGCTGCCGGGCGACAATAGCTACGCCAATTATCGTGAGGCCAATCGGGCGCTGTGGCGGCAGACCATCCTGCCGTTGCTGGCGAAGATCTGCGGTGGGCTGGCGCAGGGATTGGACGGTTGGTGGCCGGGACTGTGCCTGAAGGCGAATCTGGATGCGGTGCCCGCGCTGTCGGAGGAACGCACCGCCTTGTGGGACCGGGTGACGGCGGCGGATTTCCTGAGCGCCGAAGAGAAGCGGGCGATGCTGGGCATAGGGTGAGGCGGCAGTCGCGGAGGCGGGCGATGAAATATGACGGGGAGATGCTGGCGCGGCTGGTGGCGCAGGCCGAGGCGCAGCCGGTGGGGATGGATATGCTGATGATCCGGGCGCTGATCGAGGAGGCGAGCGAACTGGGCGTCGGGCGCGCGCTGGAGCGGCTGGGGCTGGCCGATGGCGGGGCGCAGGATGATGTGCGCGAATTGCGGGAATTGCTGGGCGCCTGGCGGGACGCGAAGAAGGCGGCGCGGGGGGCTGTTTTTGCCTGGATCGCGCGCGTGGTGATGGCGCTGCTGCTGCTGGGGATGGCGGTGAAGCTGGGCTTGCTGGGGCTGGGGCATGAGTGATGTGCGGTTTGCCGGATATGCGGCGGTGTTCGACCGGGTGGATCGCGGCGGCGACGTGGTGCGGGCGGGCGCCTTTGCCGGGATCGCGGCGGGCATGCCCCTGCTGTGGCAGCATCGGCCGGGGGAAGTGATCGGGACGATCGAGAAGGTCGAGGAGGACGTTCGGGGCCTGCGCGTGATCGGGCGGGTTTCGGGGCGGACGGCAGCCGGGCGGGAGGCTGGCCGCGCGCTTCGGGAGAAGGCGGTGGACGGCTTGTCCTTTGGCTATCGGGTGCGGGAGGCGCGCGGTTGTGCGCCGCGTGAACTGTTGGAGCTGGAGGTGGTGGAGGTGAGCGTCGTGACCCACCCGATGCAGGATTTGGCTCGGGTGATTGCGGTGGAGGGGACGGAGAAATCGCCCTCATCCAACTTCGTCTGACCGGCAGAGCCGGTAAGACTTCGTATCCTTCTCCCGCAGGGAGAAGGATTTTGCGGGCGGTCCGGTTTGGGCCGCCCTTTTTCGTGGGAGTGGCTATGACGGATCAGTTGGAAGCGAGCTTTGATGCGGTGGTGCAGGGTGAGCGTATCGCGGGCCTTGAGAATGAGGTGGCGGCGTTGAAGGGGGCTTTGCTTGTCCAGCAGAGGCCGGCGCTGGATGGGGTGAAGGGCGGTGCGGTCGATCCGCACAGGGCGGCCTTTGTCGAGCGTTATGTGCGCCAGGGGCTTGAGGCGGGCGTCGAGCTGAAGAGCTTTTCCGGGGCTTCGGGCGCGGCGGGCGGCTATGCGGTGCCGCGGGAGATCGACCAGATCATCGATGCGACGCTGAAGGGCATTTCGCCCATTCGCTCGATTGCCAATGTCGTGCGGACGGGAACGGCGGGCTATCGCAAGCTGGTGACTTCGGGCGGCATCGTGTCCGGCTGGGCCAGCGAGACGGGGACGCGGACGGAAACGGCGACGCCCAGCTTCAACGAGATCGTGCCGCCTTCGGGTGAGCTTTATGCCAATCCGGCGGCGTCTCAGGCGATGCTGGACGATGCGCAGTTCGATGTCGAGGGCTGGCTGGCGGGCGAGATCGCTCGCGAGTTCGCGGCGGCGGAGGGGGCGGCCTTCGTCAACGGCAATGGCACGAACAAGCCCAAGGGGTTCCTGACCTATACGGCCACCAACGAGGCGGACAGCGTGCGGGCCTTTGGCTCGCTGCAATATGTGGCTTCGGGCGCTTCGGGCGCCTTTGCGGCGTCGGGTCAGGACAAGCTGATCGATCTGGTGCAGAGCCTGCGGGCGCCCTATCGTCAGGGGGCCTGTTTCGTGATGAACTCGGCCACGCTGGCGGTCATTCGCAAGATGAAGACCAGCGACGGGGCGTTTATCTGGCAGCCGTCCCTGGCGGCGGGGCAGCCGGCGAACTTGCTGGGCTATCCGGTGATCGAGGCGGAGGATATGCCGGACATCGCGGCCGGTTCGCTGTCGATCGCCTTTGGCAATTTCCAGGCGGGCTATGTGATTTCGGAGCGGAGCGAGACGAGCATCCTGCGCGATCCGTTCAGCAACAAGCCGTTCGTCCACTTCTATGCCGTGAAGCGGATTGGCGGGGCCGTGGCGAATTCGGAGGCGATCAAGCTGATGAAGTTCGCGGCTTCCTGAGGCGTCGCCCTCATCCAACTTCGCCTGACCGGCAGAGCCGGTAAGGCTGCGTATCCTTCTCCTGCAAGGAGAAGGACTTGGGGGGCGTCCTGTGGGCGTCCCCTTTTTTCTTGGGGAGGGGTCATGCTGGCGGATCTCAAGGCCTGGTTGCGGATCGGGTCGGATGATGAGGATGGGGTGCTGGAGCGGCTTCTGGGGAGCGCTTCAGGGCTTTGCGAGCAGTTTATCGGGCAGTGGCTGGTGGTGCGGGAAGCTTCCGAGACGATCAGGGCCGATGGAAGCTGGCAGCGGCTGATGGCGCGGCCGGTCGTGGCGATTTTGGGCGTCGAGGTGGAGGGCGTGGCTTTTCCGCCGGACGCTTATGCGGCCGATATCGATGCTTCGGGCGATGGCTGGGTGCGGGCGCGGCTGGTGGATGGGCCGGGTGCGGCGACGGTGCGGCTTCGGGCCGGGATGGCCGTGGATGTCGAGGGGCTGCCTGACGCGATCCGGCAGGGGATCGTGCGGTTGGCGGCCGAGCATTTCGTGGCGCGGGACGGGGAGGTGGCGACGCCGCCTGCCGTGGTGAGCGCGCTGTGGCGGCCCTGGCGGCGGATGCGGCTGGCATGATGGAGCGGCTGCGGGCGCTGGTGATGGCGCGGGTCGAGGCGCGGCGGCAGGGGATTGTCGCGGCGGCTGGCCCGCTGGGCGTCGAGGCGCTGGTCGAGGGCGAGGGGGTGCGGCTGTCCGGGCCGGGGCTCAAGCGGCGCTGGATGCGTGATCTGGCGCTGAGGGAAGCGGGAAGGGGGCGGCGATGAGCGCGGAAGTGGCGGTGCGCGGGGCGGTCGTTGCGGCTTTGCGTGGGGATGCGGATTTGATGGCGGGGTTGAACGGGTTGTTCGACGGCGCGACGGGGCGGGCGAGCGCGCCTTATGGCGTGGTGGGCGACTGTGTTGCGCTGGATTGGGGCGCGAAGGATGTCGAGGGACGGGAACTGACCTTGACCGTCAGCCTGTTCGATGTGGGAGAGGCGCCTTCGCGGCTGGCGGGGCTGTTGGGGCGGGTCGATGCGGTGCTGCGAGCGGTTGCGCTGGCGGACGGCTGGCGGGTTGTCGGCGCGCGGCTGGCGCGGTCGCGCGTGGCGCGGACGGGCGCGCGCGACGGGTGGCAGGCGCTGGTCGACTACCGGATGCGGGTGGTGCGGGTTTGATCCTGCGTCGTGCCCTGATGACAGGGCGAAATTGCGCTCCTGCCTTCGCAGGAGCACAGCGTCATTCAGGCAACGGGGCTGACAATCAGGACTTCGAATAGTCTTCGAATTCTCCGACGATCTTGTCCCTATATTCGCTGATCTGGTCGTCGGCGTCGGACTGGGCATCCTTTTCCGACATGCCGTTCGACTTGTCGTCCGCGACGATGGCGGTGCGGAAGGCAGCTTCCTTGTCGCCGCATTGGGCCTTTAGCGAGGCCTGGAAATCGCCAAGCGTCAGTTTCTTGTCGAGCGCGGGTTGGACTTGTTTCGACAGGCAGTCCGAATAGGCCTTGCGGCCGGCGCCGACGGCGTCGCCGCCCTGCGGGGCGGCGGCCAGCAACAGCATCAGGGGGGCGGTAACGAGCATTTTGGGCCTCTCTCCAAATCCCGAATCTTGCACGGTTTATCTTAGAGGAGAATGCTCCATGGGCGTGGAAAAAGGAAGCGCGTTTCTATTGAAAATAGGGGATGGCGGGGCGCCGGCGGCCTATGTGACGGTCGCCGGAATGCGCACGACGCAGCTATCCGTCAATGGCGAGGCGGTGAACGTCACCAACAAGGATTCGGGCGGCTGGCGCGAGCTGCTGTCGGGCGCGGGCGTGCGGTCGGTCAGCGTGTCGGCGGCGGGGATATTCACCGGGTCGGCGGCGGAGGTGCGGCTGCGCAACCATGCGCTGGCGGGAACCATAGAGGATTATGAGCTGAGCTTCGAAAGCGGCGAGAAGATGCGCGGGCGCTTTCTGGTGACGCGGCTGGATTATGCCGGGGATTATAATGGGGAGCGCAATTATGCGCTGAGCCTGGAAAGCTCCGGGGCGGTGGTGTCGCTATGAGCGCGCCCAATGGCGCAAGGGGCGAGGCCGCGCTGGAACTGGGAGGGGAGCGGCTGGTGCTGCGGCCCAGTTTCGCGGCTTTGGTGGCGGCTGAGGAGGAGTTGGGGCCGCTCTTCTCCCTGGTCGAGCGGGCGGCGGCGGGGAAGCTGTCGCTGGCCGAGATGGCGGGGCTGTTCTGGCATTGCCTGGTGGAGCCGCCTGCGGGGTTGACGCGGGAGGCGCTGGGCGAGGCGATCGTGGCGGCGGGGCTGGCGACGCTGACGCCGGCATTGCGGGGGATAATCGGGCAGATTCTGGGGGGACGATGAGCTTTTTCAAGGCGGCGGCGCGGCTGGCCGGGATTGCGGGATGGTTGCTCGGATGGCGGCCGGATGAATTCTGGCGGGCTACGCCGGCGGAGCTGGAGAGCGTTTTGCGAGCGGCTCGCGGTGGGGACGAGCCGGAGGTGGGGATGGATCGCGGGGAGTTGGACAGGCTGCGGGGCGCGATGCCGGATTGAGGTTGTTGCGTGGGGCTTGCCCCTCCCCAAACCCTTCCCTGGGAGGGGCTTTTCATTGGTCGGGAGAGTGGGATGGACGAGGAAATCGACAATCTGGTCGTGCGGGTGCGGGCGGATACGCAGGGTTTCGCCCGGGATGTCGAGGCCATGCGGGGGGCGTTGGAAGGGCCGCTGGCTGGCGGGGCGGATCGGGCTGGGCGGCGGATCGAGCAGGGATTGTTGCGGGCCGTTCGGACGGGGCAGTTCGGGTTTGAGGAACTCAAGAACATCGCGCTGCGGGTGCTGGATGACATTGCGGCCAGCGCCTTGCGGGCCGGGACGAGCAGCATCGGGGGCGATGGCGGGCCGATCGGGCTGGCGGCTTCTGCCCTGGGTTTGCCGGGGCGGGCCACCGGCGGGCCGGTGGCGCCGGGGCGGGCCTATGTCGTGGGGGAACGGGGGCCGGAGGTCTTTGTGCCGACGGCGAGTGGGCAGGTCGTTCCCCATGGCGGTGGAGGCGCCAGGGACGTGCGGGTCAGCATCGCGGTGCAGGGGCAGGGCGCGGATGACGCCCGATTGCTGGCGCGCAGTGCGCGCCAGGTGGCTCGGGCGGTGAGGGGGGCGATTGGCGGATGAGTGGACTTGGATACTGGCTGGCCGATGCCCGGCGGGGGCAGGAGGCGCGGTTCATGAAGCGCTTTGCGCCGACCCATTGGACCGTCAATTTCCCCCGGCCGATGATGGCGAGCGTGGTGACGACCGCGCCGGATGCGTTGCGGGTGGATGCGGTCTTTTATGGGTCGGGGGATCTGGCGGGGCTGATCTGGGAGGCGGAGGACAAGTGGAGTCATGCTCTGCTGGCTTATGAGACGGATCGGGATTTTCGGAATATCCTGTTGCGCTTTCGCTGGCGGAGCGGGGGGCTGCGGCGGCTCGATGAAACGCATGGCCCCACGCTGACCGTCGAGGGGCGGGATGCGGAGGGGACGCCGCGGAGCTGGTATGTGCGCTTGTGGAACTATGCGAGCGGCGGGACGGAAGATGCGGTTATTGCGCTGGATTTTTCCAGCCTCAAAAGCGGATTCCTGTTGAGCGAGGGGGAGGATGTCTGGGCGGGGGATGTGGACCGGATGTTCATCTCGCTCGCCGCGCCGGATTATGATGCGGGGAGCACGGCCTTTGCCGCCGGGGTTGAGGGTTGGTGCGAGCTTTCGGGCATAAGCTGCGACGGTTCGGGATCGGTGCTGCGCGTGGGCGATGTGGTGCTGCCCGAACATGGTTTGTCGATGGCGACGGGCTATGACGATTGTTTCAACCAGACGCCGGAGCGGATCGTCGCGTCGATCCATGCGCTCGGCTATCGCGGGGACATTAATCATTATGTGGGGATGAGCCATTATTTCCGGCTCGAACCGCTGGGGGGCGGCTTTTACGTCAGTCTGGCAGGCGGCGTGCTGAATGCGCCCTGTGTGGCCTGGCATGCGGATTTTGCGCGGCGGGCGAAGGCGCTGGGGCTGGGGGTGATCTGGTCGCTGTCCTACGAACTGTTCGATGCGCATTGCTGGAATGACTGGAAGCAGCGGGCCGAGGATGGCGCGCCGGCGCTGACGGGATGGTCGCCGCCTTCGACCCTGCTCTCGCCCGCGCATGATGGGGCGATGAGTTATTTGCGCCTGGTCGCGGGCGCCTTTGTTTCCCTTGGGTTGTCGGCAGGACTGGCGATCGGATTTCAGGTGGGCGAGCCCTGGTGGTGGGTCATGCCGGACGGGCGCATCTGCCTTTATGACGATGCGGCTCGGGCGGCTTTTGGCGGCGTGCTGGTTTCCATCGCGGATGTTCGGGGAGCCTTGAGCGCGCCTCAGAAGGCTTTGCTGGATCGGGCGGGGGAAGTGCTGGCGGCATCGACGGCGGCGCTTTGCGGCTGGGTGAAGGGCGTGGCGCCGGGGGCGGTGACTCATTTGCTGGCCTATCTGCCCACCGTCCTCGATCCTCTGGCGCCGGAGGCGAAGCGGGCGAACATGCCCTTGGGATGGGCTTCGCCGGCCTTCGATGTGTTGCAGTTGGAGGATTATGACTGGGTGACGCAGGGGCGGGAGCGTCTCACCGCGCTTGGGGTGGAGCTGGCGGTCGACCGGCTGGGCTATCCGGTTCATGAGCAGCATTATTTTTCGGGCTTTGTGCTGCGCGGCGAGGATGCGGCGCAGTGGCGGGAGATTGCGGGGGCTGCGGAGGCGGCGGTGCGGCGGGGGACGGCGGCGACCTTTGTCTGGGCGCTGCCGCAGGTCGCCCGGGACGGCTTCACCTGCTTCCGACTGGATGGGGAGGATGATGTGCAGGCCTTTGATGATGTGGCTTTTCCCTTGGCGATCGGGCGGGAGGCGAGCGTGGCGCCCGCCTTTTCGACGCAGATCGTGGAGAGTGTGTCGGGGCACGAGCGGCGGAGCAGCGACTGGGCGGATGCGCGGCTGTCCTTCGATGCGGGGCCGGGGGTGCGGTCGGAGGCTGACATGGCGGCGCTGATCGCTTTCTTTCGGGCGCGGCGGGGTGCGGCGCGGGGGTTTCGGTTCAGCGATCCTTATGATGATCGCAGTTGCGGCGTTGGCGAGGCGCCGGGGCCGCTGGATCAGCGACTGGGATTGGGCGACGGGGTGCGGGCGGAGTTTCCGTTGCAGCGCTTCTACGGCGTTGGCGAGGAGGCGCAGGCGCGGCGGATCACGCGGCCGGTGGCGGGGACCATCCGGGTCGCTGTCGATGGGGTCGAGATGGTGGGCGGCTGGAGCCACTCCGGCATGGGGGTGATCGCCTTTGATGCAGCTCCTGCGGAGGGCGCGGTGTTGACGGCGGGCTTTCGCTTCGATGTTCCGGTGCGCTTTGCCGAGGATCGGCTGGACATCAATCGGGCGACATTCGCGGCGGGCGAGGCGCCGTCTGTGCCCTTGGTGGAGATCAGGGAATGAGCGGGCTGGAGGCGTTGGACAAGCCGCTGGCGACATTGGCCTTTTGCTGGCGGATCGAGCGGCGGGACGGGGTGACGATTGGCCTCACCAGCCATGATCGCGACCTGGAGATCAGGCATGTCCGCTATCGCGCCGCGCCGGGGATGACGCCCTCCGCCGTGCGGAGCGGGATCACGGCCGAGGGGGCCGACAGCGATGTCGAGGGCGCGCTGGTGGCGGATGCGATCAGCGAGACGGACCTGATGGCGGGGCGTTGGGACGGCGCCCGGCTGGAATTGCGGCTGACCGAATGGGAAGCGCCGGGCGAACTTTGGTGGTTGCTGGCGCGGGGGGAGATCGGGGCTGTCGCGCGCAAGGCGGGGGCTTTTACGGCCGAGCTGGTGGGAGCGATGGCGGCTCTGAAGGCGCCGGTCGCGCCTTCGACGTCGCCGGATTGCCGGGCAGCGCTGGGCGACCGGCAGTGCCGGGTGGATCTTGCCGGGCGGCGGCGGGTGGTGGCGGTCGAGGCGGTCGAGGATGCTGTCGTGGCTGTGTCCGGGCTGGAGGCGGGGGCTTATGCTTTCGGGACTTTGCGCTGGCTGTCGGGGAAGAATGGCGGGATCGTGCAGGGGGTGGTCGATAATGACGCGGGTGACGTGACTTTGGCCGATCCGCCGCCTTTTGCAGTGGAGGTGGGAGCCCTGGCTTTGCTGACCGAGGGGTGTGACCGGCAGTTGGCGACCTGTGCCGGGCGGTTCGGCAATGCCGTGAACTTTCGGGGCGAGCCTTATCTGCCGGGGACGGATTTGCTGACGCGCTATCCGGGGGCGGCTTGAGCGCGGTCGTGGCGGCGGCGCGTGCCCTGGTGGGGGTGCGCTTTCGCCTGCATGGCCGGGCGCCGGAGCGGGGCCTGGATTGCGTGGGGCTGGCGGCGCTGGTGCTGGGACGGGTGGCGCCGGAGGGTTATGGGCTGCGCTCCGGCGATGAGCGCCAAGCGGCGCGCTGGTTGCGGGCGGCGGGCCTGCGGCGGGTCGCTGCGGCGCGGTCGGGCGATCTGGCGCTGGTGCGGCCGGGGCCTTTGCAGTTGCATCTGATGATCGTCGTGCCGGGTGGGCATGTCCATGCCCATGCGGGCGTGGGGCGTGTGGTGGAGATGCCGGGGGAGTCGCCCTGGCCGGTGCTCGGCTACTGGCGGCCGGAATAACGGGCCGGAATAGGAGATGATATGGCGACGATTGTGTTGACCGCCCTTGGCACGGCCATTGGCGGGCCGCTGGGTGGCGCCATTGGCGGGCTGATCGGCAATGCCTTCGATCATGCGGTGCTGTTCAAGCCCAAGGGGATGGAGGGGCGGCGGCTGACCGAGGTGCAGGTCCAGACCTCCACTTATGGTTCGCAGATCCCCAAGCTGTTCGGGACGCTGCGGGTGGCGGGAACGGTGATCTGGGCGACGGACCTCAAGGAAACCAAGCACAAGAGCGGTGGGGGCAAGGGACGGCCAAGCGTTACGACCTACAGCTATTCGGCCAGTTTTGCCGTGGGCTTGTCGGCGCGGGCCGTCCGGTCGGTGCGGCGCATCTGGGCGGACGGCAATCTGCTGCGAGGGGCGGCGGGGGACTTCAAGACAGAGCTGGGGGCTTTCCGGCTGCATTTGGGGGGAGAGGATCAGGCGGTCGATCCGCTGATCGCGGCGGCGCAAGGCGTGGACGTGACGCCGGGGCATCGGGGAATGGCCTATGCTGTGTTCGAGGATCTGGCGCTGGCCGATTATGGCAATCGCATTCCCTCGCTCACATTCGAGGTCGAGGCGGACGAGGGAGCGGTTTCGATTGCCGGTCTGGCCGCCGAACTGAGCGCGGGGGCGTTGACCGGCGACGGGCTGGGCACGGTCGACGGCATGGCGGCGAGCGGCACCGATGTGAGCGATGCGCTGGCGCCGCTGGCGGATGCGTTCGACCTTGCCTTTGTGGCGGAAGAGGCCGGATTGGGCTTGCGGGCTTCGGGGACGGAAGGCGGGACGGTGATCGGCGGCGCAGGATTGTGCCGGTCGGTCAACGGGCGCGCTTTGGAGGGAATTGAGCGGTCGGGCGGTGCTGCCGATAGCGTGCCGGTGGCTTTGTCGGTGCGCCATTATGATCCGGAGCGGGACTATCAGGCGGGCGTGCAGCGCATCGGCCGGCCCGGGCCGGGGCGGCTGGAGCAGGGTGTGGACCTGCCGGTCGTCCTGTCGGGCGAGGATGCGCGGGCGCTGGCGGCGCGGAAGATGGCGATGGCCTGGACGGGGCGATCGACGATGACATTGCGGTGCGGGTGGGACGCATTGCGCCATGCGCCCGGCGATGTCGTGACGGTCGAAGACGTGCCGGGCCTTTGGCGGATCGAGGAGCGCGAATGGGAGGCCATGGCTGTGCGGATAGGCCTCCGGCGCGTGCCGGGGGCTGGCGCGGCGATGCCGGCGGGAGCGTCTTCGGGCACGGTCGTGCGGCAGGCGGACAGGCCGCATGGGCCCACGACGCTGATGCTGGCTGACTTGCCATCGATCAGGGAAGGGCTGGCGACGGCGCCGGTCATCGTGGCGGCGGCGAGTGGGGGCGAAGGGTGGCGCGGCGCGGCGCTTTTCGCCATCGGCGCGACGGGGGAGGCTTCTCCTGTCGGGCGGACGGCGGGCCGGGCGGTGATGGGCCTTGTGGACGCGGCATTGCCTGCGGGAAGCGCGACGTTGATCGATGACATCCATGCCGTTCAGGTCACGCTGCTGGCGGAAGGCATGGAATTGAACGGGGCGGATGAGGCGGCCCTGGCGCTGGGGCGCAATCTGTGTCTGGTCGGGCGGGAACTGATCCAGTTCACCCATGTCGTTCAGACCGGTGCGGCAAGCTTCCGGCTGGAGGGTCTGCGACGGGGATTGTTCGGAACCGAATGGGCCATGGCGTCCCATGTGGAGGGCGAGAATTTCCTGTTGCTGGAGGAGGATCGGCTGGCCGAGCCGTTGGCCGCTCATGGCGGCGTGCCCGAGATCGGCGGGAGCGTTCGCATCGCGGCGATCGGCGTGGGGGACAGCGAGCCGAGCGATGCCCTGTTGACGATCACGGGGGAGGCCGTGGCGCCGCCCTCTCCGGTCCATGTGACGGCGCGGGCCGATGGCGCCGGCGGATGGATCATCGGCTGGACGAGGCGGAGCAGGAACGGGTGGCGCTGGACCAGTGGGACCGATGTGCCGCTGGGCGAAGACCGGGAGAGTTACGAACTGCGCCTGTGGGCGGGCGCGACGGAATTGCGCCGGATCGTCACGGATCAATCCATCTGGACCTATGACGCGGCGGCGGTGGCCGAAGATATGGGAGCGGGCGAGCTGGCGGTGGAGGTGCGGCAGGTCGGCTCCTATGCGTTGGGACGGGCTGCGCGCATCACTCTGCCCGGCTGATGGGGGCCTTCCTTCCTAACGAAAAAGGACAATCGAATCATGACGATGGACTCGACCTTCCGCTGGACCTTGCCCCAGCTTTTTGCCGGGCAGGCGCAGAAGGAACTTTTCCACAATGAGGCGCTGACCCGGATCGACATGCTGCTGCATGGCGCGGTGGAAAGCGCCGATGAAGACGTGCCGCCGCCTTCGCCCGCGGTCGGCGCCTGCTGGATCGTGAAGGCGGGCGCCTCCGGGGCGTGGGAAGGGCAGGATGGAGCCTTGGCCTGCTGGACCGATGGGGGGTGGCGCTTTGCCGCTCCGCGTGTCGGGCTTTCGCTATGGGTCGCGGACAGGGGACACGTCATGCGGCATGATGGCGTGACCTGGCATGATTCCGGCGTGCGGGGGGACGGATTTTACGTCGGTGGCGCGCGGGTCGTCGGAGCGCAGGCGGCAGCGATCACCGATCCAACGGGAGGCGCGACTGTCGATGCGGAAGCCCGGTCCGCCCTTGCGGCAATTCTGAGCGCGTTGCGGGCACATGGTTTGATCGGGCTCTGA